AATAGGGTGGAGTCTAATCATTTTCCTAATTCGATCTGTGATGTAGTACATGAAGGACCGCATTATGAAAGTTATAAGACTAAACAATTCACAGACCTTCCTGATGATCTGAGAATCTATTATCCTAAGAAGAACCGTTGTCAGTTTAGTTGGTATTGTGATGGATTGTCAGATGCTATTCGTAACAAGCGTAAGTTCCAACAGATTTTAGAATTGTCTGTTGATATCCGTAAGAAGGTGTATCCGGATATCACTGATGGTGCTACCCATTACCATGCAGACTATGTTCATCCAAGATGGGCAGACATATACAAACATACTGTAACAATTGATACCCACATATTTTATAGACATGATAGAGATTAAAAGTATTACAACGCTTGCTGAGTTTACTGAAGAAGTTCAAAAGCTCGTTAAGCAAGGAAACATTACTCACTTGGATGCTATTGTAGCATGGTGCGAGCAACGTGGTGTAGATGTAGAGCAAGTGATTCCTCTTGTGAAGAAAAGCCAAGTTATCAAAGCTAAGCTAGAAAGTGAATCTTCAGAGTTGAATTTAATTGAGAAGTCTAATACACTACCTATATGAGCCCCTTTGATGTTTACCAAGATTATCTCGCGCTTAAGCAACATTTTGCCGGACGATACGATTACTTTAAGTACAATGGTAAAATACGTGCTGATCGTGACAAGTTTGAACGCCGTAATGACCGGTTTACTTTTGCTAAGCTGGCTCGGCAGTCTGATCCTCACGGCTACCTCTTAGCGAACCTAATTGAAGATCACAATCTTTGGATTGGTCAGATCGTAACACCAGAGGGCAATAAGAGATATCAAGATTGGAAGAAGAGAGCTGAGAGTCTCACTTATCTCTTTACCCAAGAGCTGAATAAAGTAACTAAAGAAGACTTTGAAGTTACTGATGGTCAGCATCCTTCGCTAGTACAAAAGTACATGCAAGGTGAGATTGGAATCGATACATTCATTATCATCTGTGAAGTAACAGGTGCAGTGAAACATTTCAATCAAAAGATCGAAGACACAATCCTGTGGCCTGAGATTCGTACTAAATGCTCTAAGTATAGTAAATTTATTTCGTGGGATAAACAGAAATTTACTAAGATAGTTGTTGACTATTTCAAGAGTCTCTAGTATAAATATAATTATAGTTATGAAACAAGTGGATAAGACTATACAATCGTACACATATAATACGGAGAAATACAATGGCAAGTAATTTTGCATCCCTAAAGAAATCGTCCGGCGCATCGTTGGACTCACTTTCCAATCAACTTGAAAAACTGAATCCGTCACAGCAGTCTCGTGCTGGTGATGATCGTTTCTGGACACCGACAGTTGACAAAGCTGGTAACGGCTATGCTGTTATTCGTTTCCTTCCTGCATCAGCTAACGAAGAGGTTCCTTTCGTTCGTGTGTTCTCACACGGCTTCCAAGGTCCTGGTGGCTGGTATATTGAGAACTCTCTGACTACTATTGGTCAGAAGGATCCGGTCGGCGAGTTGAATCAGAACCTTTGGAACACTGGTGGTGAAGAAGGTAAAGAACAAGCTCGTAAGCAGAAACGTAAACTGCAATTTATTTCTAACATCTACGTTGTTAAGGATTCTGCGAATCCTGAGAACGAAGGTAAAGTCTTCCTGTACAAGTATGGGAAGAAGATCTGGGATAAGATTGAAGCCCAGATGAATCCGGAGTTTGAAGATGAGACACGTGTCAATCCTTTTGACCTTTGGCAAGGTGCTGACTTCAAGCTGAAGATTCGTAAGGTAGCTGGCTACCGCAACTATGACTCATCAGAGTTTGATTCTCCTACCCCCCTGCTCGATGACGATGAGCGCCTGGAAGCTGTTTGGAACAAGCAGTATGGTTTGAATGAATTTGTAGACGCTGCAAACTTCAAGTCATATGATGAACTCAAACAGAAGCTCGACCGCGTCCTTGGTAAGACTGTTTCTACAGCTACAGCTGCTGAAACTACTATCGCGCAGGAAGAAGATTCTTGGACAGAAACTGTATCTGAGACACCATCTACTCCTCTCTCTCAATCTCCTCAAGTAGATGACGATGATGATGATATGGCTTTCTTCAAGAAGCTAGCCGAAGAAGACTGAGTTTAAGAAAGTCTATTTGGCGAGAGGGGGCTTCGGCCCCCTCTTTTTTTATACTAGAACGCTTTTGATACCAGCAGGGCCACCTAGGCCGCTAACTTGGTTTGTAGTATTAATAGAACCAGATTGATTGTTATTTGTAATGTAGGTTATATTATTGATCGATGCTGACATAGCTGCTTTAGTATTTTCGTTCACATCTACACCAGTTTGTTTATCACCTGTAACCGGCTTACTCATATACTTGTTTCTATATTCTAAATCTGCAGCTGATTTATTCTCTTGTATGCTCGTGAATTTTTTAGTTTTTAGAATCTCTTGATATCTTGGATCAGATCTATCAATCGTACCACTAATATCACGTCTTTGGATTGTAGGTGGTGTAGAGGTCAAACTTGCATCGGGAGCAGGTTTCTTGATAGCATCAATACCTTCAGCAATAGCTTTCATATCTGATGCTGCCATTGCAAATCTATCTACAGGTTTAGCGACATTAGTATCTGTAGTTTCATCAGAAGGAACAGCATCAGGTTGAGTATCTACAACATCTTCATCTTGTTTACGTTTTGCTCTTGCATCAGTTTGACGTTTTCTTTCTCTATCTACGTAGGATTCTCCTGGTGTTTCAAGTTCTATATTATTACCTGGCAATAGATTTAATAGTCTAGTACCAAAATTTCTGATTCCGCGTCCAAAGGCTGCTAATGCATCAGATACGTAAGCTATAGACATTCTAACCATATCCATGACACTATCAAAGCCTAACAGCATTGATATGCCCTTCAATGCAGCACCCAATAGTGCAAACTTTCCAAGAAGTAGACCTAGAGGTGATTTAATCAAAGGTAAAAGAATAGCAAATCTTGTACCAAAGTTTTTAAGGAAGGTGCCAAGTGATCTAAACATACCTCTCACTCTTACTAGAAATCTTTTTTGACTTCTATTGAGATTAGATATATCGCGCCTTACCAAAGCAAAGGTAATTGCAACAGTACTAACTAGTCCACTAAAAGTAGCAGCTATTACACTAAATGCTATAGCCAATGGACGAAGAACCTTTTTAATAAGTGTTAATGCACCAGAAATAGCAGCAGTTATTCCCAACAGTTTCAGAGCTTCTTCGCTTAGTCCTTTCAATGAATCCATAAGACCTTTTTTATCACCATCAACTCTGACAGCATCTTGACCTTTATTGGTTCCAATAATCTTTTTAGCATCACGTTTATCTACAGAACCTTCACGAGCAGCTAGCTTAGCTTCTTCGGCTCTTTTCTTGGCAGCTGCATCCTGCCCGGCAACCAAGTCAGAAAGCAAACTTACAGCTTGTTGCATTGTATTGAGAATCAGGTCGAGCTTATCATTGGACATACTAGTATTACTTGCTGTCTTTTTAACAGCATCACTGTCCTTGTCGCCTTTTGAAGCATCCTTAAAAAATTGAGCAATTGGATCTGTATACTCTCTAATAGGACGTACAGCTTCATTAGCAACATTTTTTACAGGTGTTGTAACTGTATTAACAGTTCTTTTGCCCGCTTCTTTAGCTATTCCTGATAACGTTGGTAGAGCCATTAATTATTCTCTTGTCTTTGTCTTTCTTTTTCAGTTTCAAGATGATTAATCAATAATGTAGTATAAATCTCATGCTCAAAAGGTATCATATTCTCTAGTGTATCTATATTATACTTATGGTGCTGTGCTAAGCCAAAATTCAAATTATAATAGTTAGTCAGATTGTTATGACTCAGCATTAAGAAAAAAAATCTGCTACTCCTGTCAGCTCAATCTTTCTTTCATTGTTCAATGAATTTGTATACTCAATCGTATGTTTTATAGCTGGCATAGTTTCGAAGAATTTTGTTATACTTTCGAGCTGCTCTGATGAAAACTGATCAATAAATTCATTCTTTTCTTCGTCGCTGTGTGTATGAAATTCAATAACTTCATCATCTGTAAACACCTTATCAATACAGCTAATGATGGCCGCAAAGGATTGTTCAATCTCATCTTCATACTTTGTGAATTCACTTGCATCCTGCATTGAAGGATATCTCATAAGCAGACCAATATTTTCTGTCAGCTCGATTGTATCATCGTGTCCATCACCTGTTTGAAGTTGAATATTATTTAAATTGACTTCAAATTCATATTCTTGGCCATCTTCAACATCTTCATATTTTAGTTTTACTGAATTGCCAACACTCTGCTTTCTAAGCTGTAAAAGAAGAAACTCAATTACAAAGCTAGGAACAACATCTAGATTAATATCACCCTCAACAATACAGTTGTTAATAACCTGCATCATTGCAGTAACCATTTGTTCAGGATCTTCACTTTGTTGTGCTAGAAGAAGGATCTTCTCTTCCTTCATTTTATATGGTCGCATCTTTAAATCAATGTTCACATATGGAACAGTCACATTGAAAATAGGACTGTCAATTTTAGGCAAAGCCATAATATAA